TCTATACGCTAACATCAATGCCAAACAAGAACGCATCAAAGCGGGTTCTAAAGAAAAGATGCGTAAGGTTGGTTCTAAAGGTGCACCTACTGAGGCGGCATTTAAGCAAGCAGCTAAGACTGCTAAAAAGAAATGACCTTAAAAGCGCATCAAAACCCCAAAGGGGGCTTGAATGCCAAAGGTAGAGCATCGTATAATGCAGAAACGGGTGGCAATTTAAAACCACCAGTAAAGTCGGGAGATAACCCTCGTAGGGCATCCTTTTTAGCACGAATGGGCAACATGCCTGGCGCTGAGATGAAAGATGGAAAGCCTACCCGACTTTTACTTTCTCTTAGAGCTTGGGGCGCAACGTCCAAGGAAGACGCTAAAGCAAAAGCTAAAGCGATCTCTAAGAGGAACAAATGAGACCAGTATCCGTTGGAGTTGAACCTGTAGCTAATACGCTAACTACTGTTTATACAGTTCCTACGGGTTACTACGCCAAATTTACAGTCATGTATATCCACAATATTGGTGGATCGACAAAACACATTACTGTGGTGTGGAATGATGCAAGTGCCGCCACTTCCTACGACATCCTGACTGAATACAACTTTACTTCAAAAGCATACCTTCAATTTGATGGCGCTGCGTATATTGTTTTAGAAGAAGGCGATAAGATTCAAATTACGACTGAAGCTGGAAGTACCTTTAGTTTTATTGCCACATTTGAGGTTTCAGGAGCGCAAAGAACATGACCTACTTAGAGCTTGTCAACGATGTATTGACACGATTGCGTGAGACAAATGTTTCAACTGTTTCAGAGACTAACTATTCTGCTTTGATCGGCAAGTTTGTCAATGATGCTAAGAGACAGATTGAAGACTCTTACAACTGGAATTGTCTTACTCAAGCAATCACAGTAACGACTACTGCTGGCACGAGTTCTTATGCTTTGACAGGTGCGGGACAGAAGTTCCGTATCAATGATGCGCTTAACACAACAAGTTTAATTGGTCTTCGGAACATTGAGTTTGTGGACATGAACCGCAAATTGAACCTTGGCGCACCTTCACAGTCTATTCCATCAGAGTTCTGCTTTAGCGGTGTGGATGGTAATGGAGACACAAAAGTAGACTTGTTTCCTGTTCCTTCTGGTGCTTTTACTCTGTTGTTTGATTTGACCATCCCACAAGCGGCTTTGTCTGCTGATGGCACATCTGTAAAGGTATTAGACTATTTGGTGACTCAGAGTGCTTATGCTCGTGCTTTGATTGAACGTGGTGAAGATGGCGGTACGGCAAGTTCAGAGGCTTATGCTTTGTTCCGTGGAATGCTATCTGATGCTATTGCGTTGGAAAGCACTCGTTACCCTGAAGACAACTTTGTGGCGGTCTAATGGCAGCTCCACTACAAAGTAATAGCATAAGCGCACCAGGCTTTTATGGCCTGAATACGCAAGACTCTCCATTGGATTTGTCTTCTGGTTTTGCTTTGGTTGCCACTAATTGCGTAATTGACCAATATGGTCGTATTGGCTCAAGAAAAGGTTGGACTAGGGTTAACTCCTCTTCTGGTAATCTTGGTGCTAATGATGTAGCTGTAATCCATGAGTTAGTGCAAATTGATGGCACTTTAACTGTGTTGTTTTCTGGCAACAATAAGTTATTCAAACTTGGTACTTCCAATGCTGTTACTGAGTTGACCTATGGAGGTGGTGGTAGCGCTCCTACTATTACTGCTAATAACTGGCATTGTGCTTCTTTGAATGGGATTACTTATTTCTTCCAATCAGGACACGATCCTCTCATATTTGACCCTGCTGTAAGTACTACTACTTATCGTAGAGTTTCAGAGAAAACTGGTTATGTAGGAACAGTTCCTTCAGCAAACATTTGCATTTCTGCATTTGGTCGCTTGTGGGTTGCTAATACTACAACTGACAAGGTTACGATTACCTTCTCTGATCTGATTGCAGGTCATGTGTGGGGTGGTGGCACTACTGGTACTTTAGATGTTTCTAGGGTATGGCCTAATGGTTCTGATGAAGTGATGGGCTTGGCGGCTCACAATGATTTCTTGTTTATCTTTGGCAAGCGTCAGATTCTTGTTTACTCTGGTGCAACAACTCCTGCAACGCTTCAGTTAAGTGACACAGTAGGGTCAATTGGATGTATTGCTAGAGACTCAATTCAGAGCATTGGTACTGATGTTATTTTCTTATCAGACTCTGGTGTACGTTCTTTGATGAGGACTATTCAAGAGAAGTCTGCTCCTTTGCGAGACTTATCTAAGAATATTAGGTCTGATTTAATATCTTCTTTGGCTATTGAAACCTTGGGCAATCTTAAATCTGTTTACTCAGAAAAGAATGGTTTTTATTTGTTGACAATGCCAGTATCTCAACAAGTGTATTGTTTTGATACAAAGATGCAACTACAAGATGGTTCATCTCGAATTACAAAGTGGGATTCAATCAATCCTACATCATTGTATTCTTTGCGTAATGGTGACTTGTATATTGGTAAGAATGGTTATATCGGTGAGTATGAGAGTTACTTAGATCACACTTCTACTTACAGGATGTCTTACTACACAAACCATGCAGATTTAGGCAATGAGAATCAGATCTCTGTTCTAAAGAGGATTAAGACAATCATCATTGGTGGTTCAAACCAGTTTATGACGATTAAGTGGGGATTTGACTTTGCCGCCAACTATTTGTCGGGCAATGCTTACATTCCTGAACAACAGAACTATGAGTATGGTCTTGCTGAATATGGAATAGCACAATACTCTGGTGGTGTTTTGATTAAGACATTGGATGTAAATGCTTCTGGTGCGGGCAAGATTGTTCAAACTGGTTACGAAACTACAATCAATGGTGTTCAATTATCAATTCAGAAGATTGAAATTCAATCTAAGAACGGGAAGGTATCATGAGTGCACTTCTAAAAGTTGTTAAGACTTCAAAAGTTTGCGGTCATTGCAAAGTTGATAAGCCGTTAACTGATTACACAAAAAATAATGCTGCTCCTGATGGTTTGCAATATAGATGTAGAGCTTGTGATTTAGCTTATCAAACAAAACGTAGGGCTGAAAATTACGAAGAGAATCTTGAATACTCTCGTACATATCAGCGTAATCGCAGAAAAGACTTTGACTATCGTTTGCAAATGTTAATTAACGCATCGAAGCAACGAGCAAAAGATAAAGATCGTGAGCATACGATTACTGTTGAAGATGTGCAAAAAATCTATCCCAAAGATGGATGTTGCCCTATTTTTGGAATGAAATTAGAATTCAATACTGCTGGATTTAGAGAAACAAGTCCTAGTATTGACCGCATAGATTCAACAAAAGGTTACACGCCAGACAATATCCAAATTATCTCTTGGAAAGCAAACCGAGTTAAAGGTTATGCAACTTTACAAGAGTTGGAAATGTTAGTGGCATATTTGAAACACGGAGAATAATATGAGCCAATACACAAAAAGCACTAATTTCGCTACTAAAGACAATCTAACTCCTGGCGATCCACTCAAGATTGTTCGTGGTACTGAGATTGATACTGAGTACAACAATATTGCTACTGCTATTGCTACGAAGACAGACAATGCTTCTGCTGCAATAACTGGTGGAACTATTAACGCTACAACGATTGGTGCTACAACAGCATCTACGGGTGCGTTTAGTACTTTGAGTGCTACTGGTGCTATCACATCTACATTGGCGACAGGAACTGCTCCTTTGGTCATTGCTTCGACTACCAAGGTTGCTAACCTTAATGTTGACTCATTAGATGGTGCTGATTGGGCATCTCCTGCGGCATTGGGTTCTACTACCCCTGCGGCTGTCTCTGCTACTACTTTAACCACTTCTAGCACAGTTACGTTTAATGGTGGTACTGCCAATGGTGTTGCTTATTTAAACGGCTCTAAGGTCGTTACAAGCGGTTCTGCGCTTACTTTTGATGGTACGAACTTAGCGACTACTGGAGATATTTCTCTTGGTGCTGGCAAGTTGTTGAAATATTCATCTACTTCTTACATCACCCCTGAGAACAATGTTAGTGGAGCAGAAATTTCCACAACTGGAGTTATTACATTCCTAACTGGTTCTGGTACGCCAACAGAACTTCACCATCTTCATATTCTGCAAAATTAGCAGTTGTAAGTACTGCGGCAGATACCAGAATCGCTGTTGTGGATGATGTGGCAAGTGGTCGTGGCGGTTATTTACGTTCCAACTTTTCTGATGCTGTAATTCTTGGAACTACCAGCGGAGTTCGTGATTTAGTATTTTCACCAGACAATACCGAAAGAATGCGCATCAGTACTACAGGCAATGTAGGTATTGGTACAAGTTCGCCGTCAGCGAAACTTGATGTTGCGGGTAACGTGCAAATTCGAAGCACGGGTGTTTTTTACCTTAACAACAGCGATAACACCAATCAATATTATTGGCAGAATATTGGCGCAACCGGAGCCAATAACGCAACACTTATTCTTTCGCGCACCAATGCGGGCGAGACACTTCGCGTCGACTCAAGCGGCAACTTACTAGCAGGTACTACCACAGCAAGCAATACACCATCTCAAGGCATCACTTTGATGCAGAATACTAGTGTAGGAAGTATTGGGATAGGTCATGCAAACGGAACTACATCAGGTAATGGGTACATGAACTTTGCATATAACGGAAGCGCAATTGGCTCTATTACACAAGATGGCACAACAGCAGTTCAGTTCAACACCACTTCTGACCAACGCCTAAAAGAAAACATTACTGACGCTGACTCTGCATCCACATTGATTGATGCTTTGCAAGTTCGTAAATTTGATTGGAAAGCAGGCGGTTCACATCAGCGTTATGGTTTTGTTGCTCAAGAACTTGTAACTGTTGCACCAGAGGCAGTACACCAACCAGCAGACCCAGAAGAAATGATGGCTGTGGATTACTCCAAACTTGTACCAATGTTGGTCAAGGAAATTCAATCACTTCGTAAACGCCTAGCAGACGCTGGCATTTAACTTAAAGGAACAATCATGACTACTACTACATGGAAAATCTCCCAACTTGATCGCAACACTGCTGACGGTTTTGTAACCACAGCACATTGGACAGTAACGGCAGTAGATGGAGATCATTCTGCATCTTCCTACGCAACAGTCTCATGGCCTGAAGGAACTATTACTGTTCCTTATTCTGACCTTACAGAATCAACTGTATTAGGTTGGGTGTGGGAATCTGTAGACAAGAGTGCTACAGAGTCATCTTTGGCGGCTCAGATTGATTTGCTCAAGAATCCTGTTAAAGCATCTGGTACACCTTGGTAAAGTTTAGAAGCACAAATCCCTAGAGTGGAGTAAGAATTATGGCTACCATGTTCCCAAGACAATCAGAATTAAGAAGATTTAATGCAGAAGATTCATCTTCTAATTATCTTGAACCTATTGACTCGTTGTCTAGTGTAGAACCACAAAACAGTCCTATCAATAGTCAGCAATTTGTTGAAATATTACTTGCCAATCCAAACATTACTGACAATCAGATTGTCAAATCAATGGAGGCTTATGGCATTTCTCCAACACAACTTGCTGAAGCTATTGGTGTGCCAGAGGGTCAGATTGTTTCTAGGGTGGCGGCTACAGTACCTCAAGGACAAACTGTTACCCTTGGAGATACCATTATTCAGCCCGTATATCAATTTACTGGCTCTGGTGAGAGTGAACAGGTTGGTGGGCTTGAGAATGTTATTACCTACAAAGCAACTGATAACAAGGCAGGTGGATCGTATACCCAATACACGCCTTCTGGTGAAGTAGAGAAAACTGGCACTCAACAAGAAGTTAAAAGCGGTTTAAAAGAGTTTGCAATAGGCGCTGGAGTACTCCTTGGATTGCCAACCATCTTAAATGCAGGTGCGGCTTCTGGTGCAACTGGAGTAGGTTTAGAGTTTGCTGGCTCTGGCGGTGCTTTTGATTTGGCAAATGCAGGTATTGCAGGTGGAACTTCTAGTTCTACTGCGGCAACTGCAACTGGTTTATTAAGTCCCGCAGTAACGTCTACCTTACCTGCGGCTACAATTCCTGCGGCTACAACTGCGGCTACGGCATTGACTCCTGCGGCATCTGCTGTAGCACCTACTGTCGCTCCCGCTGTAGCCTCTACTGCTGGCGGTTTATTGAGTTCTGCATTACCTGCGGCTGGTACTGTTGGTGGTGCATTGGCTTCTGGCGCTTTATCATCTTTAGGAGGTGCTGTGACTGGTGGATTAAGCAATCTTATTTCTGGTGGTTTAGGAACTGCTGGCAACTTGCTTCAAATGCAACAATCAAGAGAAGCGACTCAAAAAGCCCAAGCAATGATTGAAGCTGAGACTGTTGCCGCTAAACAAGCCGCACAGTTTAGACCTGTTGGAATGACTACTAGGTTTGGCACTGCTGAGTTCAAAGTTGATCCTACAACTGGTCAATTGGTGAGCGCAGGGTATACCTTAACTCCTGAAGCTAAAGCACAACAAGATAGATTTGTTGCTTTACAGAATCAAGGTCTAACACAAGCAGAACAAGCACAAGCACAATTTGCTCCTTTGCAAACAGGCGCTCAAAGGTTGTTTGGTCTTGGCAATGAATATTTGGCTAAAACTCCTGAACAAGTTGCTCAGAACTATCTTGCTCAACAGATGAATTTGCTTGCTCCTAGTCGAGAAATAGAACTAGCTAACTTGCAAACCAGATTAAGAAACCAAGGTCGTATTGGTTTATCTGTTGCTCAAGGCGGTGATTACGGAGCTACAACCCCTGAACTACAGGCTTTGTTTAATGCTCGTGCTAGACAAGAAGCTGAGTTGGCGGCTAATGCTGAACTTGCTGGTCAAAGAAATGTTATGTTTGGTGCTGACTTGCTTGACCAAGGTTCAAGAACAATGGGTCAGTACTATAGTGGTCAAACAGGCTCTTATGCACCCTATACAACTGCTTCTGGACAAGTTCAAGGTCTTGAGGCTCTTGGTCAACAGCCATTGACTATGGGAATAGGTCTTGGTCAACAAGCAGCACAAGCTGGTGCTAATGTTGGACGACTTGGTTTGACAGGCGCTCAATTGAGTACCAATTTGGCTACAAGTGCTGATGCAACAAGAAACTTAGCGGCTCAAGGGTTGATTGCGGCAGGTAATCCTAATGCAATGTTTGGCAATGCTATAGGTGGATTGCTTGGTGGAGGCGCACGAGCATTATTTAGCCAAACTCCTTTAGGTGGTTCTGGTTTTGGAACTGGTTTAGCCTATAGTAATCAAGACATGGGCTTGTATATTTAAGGAATCATCATGGCAGATAGTATGGTAGCGGGTCTTTTTGGTTTGACTCCTGAGATGTATCAAAACCAACAGTATCAACAAGATTTGAAGCGTGGTTATGAGTTAGCCCAACTCTCTCCTGGTGCGGCTGCTCAAGCGAGTCTGCAAGCTAGTGTTGGTCAACTAGGTCGTGGTGTAGCGGGTTTGATGGGTGTAGAAGACCCAATGCTAAATCGCATCACAAAACGTCAACAAATACTTGGAATGATTGACCCATCAAAGCCTGAAACTTTTGATATGGCGGTGCAATTTGCATTACAAAGTGGGGACGCAGAAGCCGCATATGCTTTGCGTGAGCAAAGTACACAAGCCAGAATGCAAGCCATGAAAAATGAGGATTATTTGACTCAACGTGGTCAACGGATGCAAACCCAAGGACTTGAAGGAATTGCTCAAAACTTAATAACTCAATTGAAAAATCCAGATGGTAGCGTCAATGAAGAGGTGAAGAATAAACTAATGTCATTCCCACAAGGACAGGCGGCAATCTCTCAGTTTGCCAAAGTTATTCCTGATTTGCGTAGGATTGGCGCAATGGGCGCTTTAGAAGACAACCCATTTAAGGTATTTCTTGAAGATCAAACCATTCCAAAGACTGTTCAAACACTTGCAAAACAGTATTCAACTAGTCTTGAAAAAGGAATTCTTGATCCTGAAAAGGTTGATGTAAAAACTAAAGAGTTAGCTGAGATGATTCAGCGAATTAGCCAGTTTGAACAAAATCAAACACAGATCAAAAATAATCAAGATATGCTTGTTTCATTAAGATCTCAAGGTCTTGAGAACTCTCGTCAAAGCCTTTTGATTCAGCAAGGCAATCAAGCATTGCAAACGCAGAACATTGCATTCCAACAAGATATGAAGAGAGCAGAAGCAGAGCGTAAAGCAGAAACCGCTAGAAACAAGCCATTGCCAAGCTATCTTGCAAAAGATGAGGAAGCAGATTATGGAACTGCAACAGCCGCCACAAACTTAGCATCTGATGCTAATAACTTCATTGGACGTATTAAATCTGGTGAAATCAAGTTTGGTCTGAAAGATAGAGCTAGTATCAGAACACGGCAAGCATTTGGTTCAAACGATCCTGATGTTCTTGCTAGAGAAGACTATGACAAGTTTTTAAAAGTATTGACCAATGAGAGTTTGCGGTTAAACAAAGGAACACAAACTGAGGGTGATGCTGTAAGGGCGGCAAAAGAACTTGAAAGTTCAGAGTCTCCACAAGCAGCGGCAGCGGCAATGAGACGTTTGGTTGACATCAATGTTAGACGTACTCAGAACGCTGCTGATGATGTATTGAGACGCAGAA